TACTTTAAAGAACAATACCTAAAAAAATGAAATGGAAACTAACTTATTTAGTCGGATCTAAACCCGTCGAAAGCTGGGTTTTAAATTCGCAAAGCCTAGCTTATTGGAAAAAAATGGACTTACTAGCAACGGGAAATTATGAACTTGGAAAATTTAAAGTAGAACAAATATGAATAGATTAGCACTAATAAACGAACTTATAGAAAAATACGGACTACTAGACAAGTCCAGACGCCGCGACGTACTTTTTAAACGTTACTACCTTTACAATGAATTTCGAACGTGTGGGCTTAGCCTTTCGGACATAGGCCGTATTTTTGACAAGAACCATGCTACCATTTTACACGGGTTACGCGTTCACAAAGACTTAACTAGTTACCGCGACGTTGACTACTTAGCTGAGACGTGCGCGCTTCAAGCTTACCTAGACGGCGCAGAGTTACCCGACATTTCTAAAGTGTTTAAGACGCAAAAAGACTACGACATTAAGGTCGACATACTAAAGGCGCATAACCTAGCAGCTTTTAAACGTATACAAAGACGGGTTAAAATGGGTTTTTACGAAGAAATTTTAGAAGACAAGCAACTTATTTGAATTAGAAACGTTATCTTTGTAGACGAGTTGGCTGGACACCATAAACTCAAAAGAAATTATTTACCCTTTAGTCGATTTGCACGTCCAGCCGCAATGAAACTAGAGGGTTTTTTTATGTTTAAATTTTATTATTATGAGGTACATTATTGACATTGAAAGAAGTAAAACAAAAATTGAAGTTGAGAAAATTACTGATTGTTTGTGCATGATTACAACGTATACGCCAGATGACGTAACAGAATTAGTAATTAATGCGGAGCAGTTGTATGAATTGATTGGAGCATTACACTTAGTTCAAAATCAAATTAAAAAGAAATGAGTAAGGAGCTACCATTTTTTAAGTTTAACGCTACTGAATGGATCACGGGCAATATAAGCTATGAATCATTTGAGTTGCAAGGCGCATTTATTAGTGTGTGCGCTGAATACTGGAATAGGAATAACGACCTGTTAATTGATGAGGCTAAGCTACGCTTAAGGAACGCTTTAATAGTGGATTTATTGATTGAAAAAAATTATTTGAAAACAAAAAAAAATAAAATTGTAATTTCGTTTTTGGATAAGGAGCGTAAAGAAATTGAGTCTAAACGCTTGAAACTCAGTGAATCGGGGCGATTTTCGGCTTAAATCCGTGTTTAAGGTTGTGCGTGTCTTTGCCGTGTGTCGAAATGAAACAATAATTGCCGACTAGTTCCCAATCAATGAACGCCGTTTGGTTAATTACCTTAACGTTCTTTAATTGGCTTTCAATGTAGCTTTTTACCGATTGATTAACAAAGTACGCGAAGTCGCCCGCATGGTTGTCATTGCAAACGCTTCTAAATACAATCAGTTTGTAGTGGGGTGCGAGGGCTTCTAATAAACGAACCTTAAACATAAAGCCTACATCGAACGCTTTTTGGTTACTCATGTTTTGTGGCAACGCATGACCACCCCTAGTTGTTTGGCCGTTAAACCCGTCTAGAAAGTCGCCTAGATCCGAAATGTAAAGTACATTACTTTCTTGTTTTTCTAGGGTAAAGTTGACCATTGCGGTAAGGCGTTCAAAAAGTAGCGCTTCGTTCCATTCCGTCGGGTACATTGAACGTCCTTTGTCGCTTGCGTCCATTCCTATATGTACATCGGTAAAAACTAGCTTGTCGAACTCACCTTTAAAGTCGCCTTTCTTTACGCGCTCAGTTGCTAAAGCGGGTACGTCTTCAAATAGTTTCTTAAAGTCAATCTTATTAACGTCGAAGTCATTACCAAAAGACGGATTTTTAAAGAACAAACTAGCTTCTTTATTTTTTATCCATCCGTGTTTTACGTCTTTTTCGTTTAAACCTAGCCCGTTAGCTTGTTCTTTTATTGCGCGGTATTGTTGTATTATTGCCAGCTCATCGGCTTTTAATCTTATCCTGGGAATTTTCATAAAGGGCTTTTATAGTGTCTAAGAAGGTAGTTTGTAAAGATACCCACCGCAAAACCTAAAACTAGTAATAAAATATTAGGCTTAACGTTCTTATGTTTTTCCGTTTTCCATTTGACGACCTCAACTTTTTGTATCATTCGCAAGGTGTCGCGCTTAAGTTTGTACTCAATGCGCGTTTGAAACCTCGTTTTAGGCACGTAAGAACGCTTGTAACGCACTATTGTATCTTTTTGGACTAGTACCTTTTCAAAGTAAATTGAGTCGTTTAAAACGTACGGAATTGAGTCTATCGAAGTTATCTTAATTGTATCGGCGACCTCGTCGCAACGATAACCCTTGTCAAAGGCTTTACGAACGTGGTAATTAACCCCGCAAGATGTCGCAAATATTGACAATAAAAGCGACAAAATGAGTTTATTTGCTGATTTCGAAGTGCATCCAATCATAATTTTTTTCTTTACCGAGTGAAATAAATCCGTGTTTTTCAAAGATGGCAATCATTGGCGCGTATTCGGGACGTGCAAACCTAGCCGTTTTAGAAGTTTCTTTTAATGTATTTCTAGAGGGGTCTAAATCTATGGCAATACCCCAAGCGTGCTTACTCCAAGACGAACCGCCGCGCATTTTTCGAAAGTTGAAACAACCCCCGTAAAGGTCTATTCCTAGTTCTACAATACGTTCGTACCCATACACCGCTAAAAGGTCGTTAAACACGCTTAAAAACGCATCTGCGACTAGCTTATGGCAGCGCATCTTTGTAACTTTCGTGTCTAAGTCCCAAGCAATCCGCATAGGGTAAGGTAAATTAATGGTCGTTAGGTACGTTCCTTTCTCGTTAGGTTGTCCGTATTTCGCTAAGGCTTGGGCGGTTGTTATCATTTGTCTATTTTTTTATTCCATACGCTTAACCCTAAAGACGTAGCCGAGTAAGTAAGCAAACCAATAAACACAAACTCATGAACTTTAAACGTAGTCACTAAAGGAACGAAGGCGTAAACTACACCGATCCAGAACGACGTAAACGCGGACAGCCTTTTAATAGACCATTTGCCGCTATGCCTTAGGGTTTCGTTTATTAGTTCTTTTATCATTTGGCAGCACGGCTAGTAAATGAACGGGTAAGTCTATTCGTGTTTTGGTGGCTTGTCTAAAACTCTTTTCTTTATAGCAATCATATAGCGCAGTTTCGACTTTGTTAAGTCGGTTGTCCGTGTGCCATAACCAAAGACACAAAACACCTGTAACGCCGTACTTTTTAACTATGGTTACAAACTCAGTCATTTAGAAAACCATTATTTGGTTGTTGTACCCGTTGTCGTTATAACGTTGGCCACAACGTCCCCAGCAAGTCCCCACGCAGTCGCAAGCGTCAATCTGCGGGCGTAAGTCTGTGTCTTTATTGGTTTGGCTAGTGAATTGTGGGTAAAGGTTTTTGTTAGCTAGTAGGTATTTAATCAAACGTTGTTCGTAGAAGCTGGCTTTTTGTGCGTAATGCTCCATTGAAAAAGCAACCTCAGCACGTGACACGCTGCCCGAATAGTCGCCGAATTGTGTTTGAATACCTTTGTTCTTAAGTTGGTAAGAAAGACCAAAAACAGCGTCTTCTGCACTACGCCAAGCCACTACGGGTTGTATAAACTCTACTAGCGTTTCTTCGTCGTTCGTCAAAGTCTGCGTATTGTACGCGTTTAAAAGGTACTTATAGAACGTTGTGCCTAAAATTGGCTGTACTCGCAAGTCCGACTGCGTAGCAATGTACGGCGTTACGTCTGTCACGTCTACGTTTGCCGTAATAGGCGTGTTCGTCTTTAGGTAGGTTTCAGTAATAAAGTAAATCATTTCTTAAATGTTTGGGCAGGTTGTTGTGAAGCTACTACGTCGCCACCTTCAACAGGTTGTAAGCTTGCAAGGGCGCGGATTTCGTTAGGTGTCATGGTGTCCAAAACTTTGGTAGCTACTAGCGGACTCATTGCGTTAAGTGCGTCTTGCGTTTTTGATGCGTCGCCTTCTACTTCTACAATTGTTTCGTTTATAATTTGGAAATTCTTTATAGTGAAATCAGCTTTTAGTCTAGAAATGTTTAGTAGTTCCTGGAATATTTCGGTAACCATTTCACGCAACGGAATTACTACGTTTTTTTCAAAGATTACGTAAGCTTGTTTAATGTCTGCGCCACCGCCTAGCGAACCCGTTGTGCGCACACCCATTAAGATGGGGTCGATTGTATGGGCAAAACAAATTTGTTCCGTGTTAAGCGTGCTAGCTTCTTGAAATAACTTGTCGTTTTGGTTTGTAGGTATGCTTTCGATTTTAGGCAATTGGTCGGCTGAGTTGGCAAAGAACGCCACACCTTTACCCGCGTTGGCCGCGCCTTTCATGCGGTCGATTGTGTCGCGTAGTACCTTCTTTTCTTCTTCGCTTTGCGGACGCTTAGGAAACATCATGGCAAAAGCGGGGAAAATCGAGTTTTGAATGTTCGACTTTGCGAAGTACGAAAGTTCGCCGCTCAAAAATGCAAAATTTAAACAGGAACTATATTGAGGCAAACTATAGTAATCTTGACCGATGCTAGGTAATTCGTAGCTATAAAGCTGGCATCTGTCCGAGTTAAGCGGGTGGTAAGGCTTTACTTGTTCTACGTCGATACGGCTAGCCCAGTCGTCGCATAAATAGTAACAAGTTTTGGTGTTATTTATGCGGACTTTTTCGGGGCTTACGTTTTCGATTTTATGTAGCTTGTTTTTGTCGTCAAAATGCAACTTAAAGTACACGCGGTTGTGCATTACAAGCTGTTTTGCAACGGCTTTAACCGACTTAGCTAGGCGCATTTTCTTTTCCCAAGTGTAAAGGTCTAAAAGTTCCTGTGGCGTAAGCTTGTCCGTTTTTAATTCGTAGCCCGCGCCGATAGCTGCGTTTACTTTAAAGTCAATTATGGCACCATGTAGTGGACTAGTGTAGTATAATTGGTTAAGGGTCTCGGGAAAAAGATTTTCACTTCCGAATGGCACATAGCCAGCCACTTGGTAGCGTCCATTTACGTAAGGTAACGACAAGTCACCGCGCCCTATTTTACCGAAAGGCGTTGAGAAGCTTTGGTAGCCTTCTATTACTTCGGGTTTTTGTTGTTTGAATCTATCGAAAATTCCCATTTTATTAGTCGTATATGCTAGAAGTAGAACCGCCCGCAACAACTAAGCGCCCTTCTTCTATTAAATTAAGTCCGTTTGTATTCGTGTTTTCGTCTACTATTATTTCTTCGTCGCTTTCATAAACTGAGTACGTGTATTGACCGCGGGTAAGTTCGAGGTCTAC